TATTACCACGCCTATCACAACTACTAGGAGAGCGCCATGCCTGCGACTTATTCTTCTGGGTCCACCGTAGTCTTCAAGCAGGTCATCGAGGCTACCTACGGCACGACCCCTTCCACGCCAACTATGAAACTGCTTCGTCCGAAGCCGTCCAAGTTCACTCTCAAGAAAGACACCTACACCACTGACGAAGTTCGTTCCGATCGCGGCATCAGTGATGTCCGTCACGGAATGCGCAAGGTTGAAGGCACTATTGAAGGCGACCTGATGATGGCCGATTGGGATGATTTTATCCTGGCTGCTCTTCAGGATGACGCCTGGAGCAACAATGTCGCCCGAACCGGCATCACCCTGAGCTCTTTCTCTATTGAGCAGGGGTTCACGGACATCGCGCAGTATCGTCTGTTCAAGGGATGTTCTGTGGCCAAGATGAAAGTCAGTGTCAAACCGGGTGCGATGGTCGGCATCTCTTTTGACTTCATTGGCCAGGATGCCGTCAGCGGAACTACTACGGCAGCGACGACCACTACGCCCGCCAGCACGAACAGCCCGTTTAGCTTCGCCAGCGGCACCATCAATGAAGGCGGCACTGCGAATGCCTACATCACCGGTCTTGATTTTGAACTCGATAACGGTCTTGGGCAGGTGGGTGTCATCGGAAGCAACACATCTCCCGCTGTGTTCAATGGCCGATCCGCCATCAAGGGAACTGTTTCCGCTTTGTTCAAGGATCAGGTTCTTCTGAACAAGTTCCTCAATGAAACGGAGAGCTCTATCCAGGTTGTCCTGGTAGATCCAGCCGGTGGGCAGCACACGATCACGTTGCCGCGAATCAAATACACTGGCGGAGACATCGCTCCCCCCAAGGATGGTGCGACCATCATCACTTTGCCGTTCGAAGGACTGTTCTGCGCGGGCGCTTCCGCTGCGGCCTCTACGACCATGGCCGTGTCTGCAACCACTGGCCCCGGCACGGCGACGCTCACTCGTGGCGCTGGCAGTAACGTGACTGATGGATTCAAAGTCGGAACGTGTCTTACGGCCAAGAATCTCACCACTCCTGCGAACAACGGGGACTGGTTGATCACGAACGTCGCAGCCCTGGTGCTCACTATCGCAGTGCCCGCCACGCTTTCTACCACTGCTCAGGTCGCTGGAGCCGCAGGTTCCGCCGCAGGCGACATGAGTGTTATCCCCACCAACCTCATCTGGTCTCGCTCGTAGCAGGCCAGCGTTCAAAGGAGCAATCTCATGGATCTTTCTAACTACTCTGCAGACATGGCTGCCATCCCCTTCGAGGTGATCATCAAGCACCCCATTTCTGGGAAGGAAACAGACAATATCATCTCTGTAGTCGGCGTAGACAGTCCGGCGGCGCAGGCGGTGTTGGATATCCAGCAGACAAAGCGGTTTAATGAATTGGCCGTAAGCACGGAGGAAAACAAATCTGTGTTTGATGCTGTTCAGCAGCGTCACGACACGGTTGAACTCCTCGTGGCTTGCACCGTCGGCTGGAAAAATGTCATGTGGAAGGGAGAACTCCTTGAGTTTACCCAGGACAATGTCCGTTTTATTTACGACAAGGTCCCCACCATTCGTGAACAGATCAATCGCGCAGTAGGTAGCAGAAAGAATTTTTTCAAGGACTGAGGAAGAGGCTCTACGCCCACGCTGAGAAGGCACTTGAACTTGGAATGCCAAAGAAGGATGGAACAACGCTTTCTCAGCATGTGGCTGTATTGAAAAAACAAGGCGTGGATGTATCAGCGTTCATGCCCCCTCCTCTTCCTCCGGAACTTGCACCTCTTTGGCGCTGGTATATAGAACTATGTGCCGGTCGGCCATCAAATGGAATGGGTGCTACTACTCTTACGCACACTGAAATTTTGTCGTGGTCTACGCTACGCAAGATAGAACTTGGTTCATTTGAACTCAGTTGTATCTGGGGCCTTGAGCAACTTTTTGTGATAGCGAGCAAAAATGTCTGACGTAGCTGAACTCATAATAGAAGTCCTGACACATGGCACAAAAGAATCCATCCAGGAATTGAAGGATATCGCTGCTGCGGGCAGAGTGGCCGAAGATCAGACGATGTCGTTAGTGGGGGCACTGAAGACGCTGGCCTCTGCTTGGGCAGTAGAAAAAATGTCGGAGGCCTTGGTAGAACTAGCGCAGATGGGCGCTAGGTATGAAATGCTTGGCGCGACACTTGGCGTTATGGCGAATAACGCAGGTATCTACTCCAATCAAATGGTGGGCATCCAGGAAAACATGATGAAGACAGGCATCGCGGCCCTTGAGGCGCGACGCGATCTTCAATTAATGGCGGCAGCGCACGTAGATTTGAGTCGGGCTACTGAACTGGCTCGTGTGGCTCAGGATGCTGCGACGCTTGCGGGTATCAATTCATCTGTAGCTTTTGATAACCTTGTCCGTGGTATTGCGACTGGTGAGTCGCGGATCATTCGCCATATGGGCATCATGGTTAATTTTAAAAGCGCCATCGTGGAATGGGCGAATGCGCATGGCCGCGCCGTTTCGTCACTGACCACTACAGAATTAGCCCAAATTCGGTTGGATTCTGCTCTTGAAGAAGGGCGAAAGCGGACTGGAGTATATGAAGCTGCTATGACTACTGCGGGTAAGCAGATCTTGTCTATGCAGCGATACACTGACAACCTCAAAGTTTCTATTGGAGAAACTTTTAATGCAGCCACTAATGAACTGATCTTCTCTGTTGTAAACGCAATGAGCGATGCTAAAAACTGGATGGATCAGTGGGAAGCAAGTGGTGAAAAAGCCGTATTCGCTTCTAAATTGCGTGTAGATATGCAGGAACTTGTTTCCTCCATAAAATCTGTTACGGTCTTCTTATGGAATCACCGTGATGCTCTAGAAGCAGTGGCCATCATTTACGGCAGTTTCAAATTTGCGCAGTATGCAGAAGGAATCGTTAAAACTGGACTTGCACTTTATGGGGCATCCCTCCAAGGGCAAGCACTGAAAATGAATGAAGTAAAGGGTGAAATCGCTGTAGCAGAAGCGAAACTTGCTGATGTCGCGGCAACCATCGCCCTTAACGAGTCAATGATTGCTGCCAACGGAACAAGGTTCCGCTCAAATGCGTGGTTAGAACTAGATATCCAACTACAGGCATCAGATACTATTGCAACAGAAGCCCTAGCTGCCGCGAAAGCGAGATTGGCTGCTGCTGAAAGCGGTGGTGTGAAGGCTGCTTCTATGGCGGGCACAACTATTTCTGCTTTGGGCGGCCCGCTGACTATCCTCATTACACTCTTGGCGGCGGCATCTGTAGCCTGGGTCATGTTCAAGGATAAAGAAAAGAAGGCCTCTGAAGAAAATCTTCAATCTCTGCGGGATCTTGTCAATAAGAAGCAGCAAGAGATTATGCGTGCAGAAGAAATTCTGTGGCTCTTAGAACACGGGCGTAAGAAGGAAGCTGATAAAGTCGCTGGTTACACGGAAGATCCTCAGATTGCAGCCAGGGAAGCAGAGCTCCAACTTACTAAGAATCAGATGGTTTCTGAAGAAAAATTGGCTGAACTAAGATTGGCATCAGCAGAAGAATTAAAAATCGTTAACGATGATTCTGAATTATCTGCCTCTAAAGAACTGTGGCGGCAAGAAGAATTGAAAACAAAAGCAGAAGAACTAGCATATGTCATCGAGAATAGTCATACGCATTCGCGACAGCTAGCCGATATAAACGAAAAGATCGAAGAAAAAAGGATTGAGCAAGCTAAGAATGTGAAAGATATAACTGAGGATGGAAATAACAAAGATTCTTGGTATCGTAACTTTGTTATTTCAACAGAAAAGAAAATCTTGGATGAAAAGATCAAAAGTCTTACACTTGGTAAGGCTATCACAGAAGAAATGAAGGCGCAGGCTCTTTATACTGAAAATATGGCCAAGATAGAAGAACACTCAAGAGTTACAGGTAAGAAAAAGGAAGGTCCATCGTCCGCTGCTGTTGAAAATGCGCGTATTGTCGCGGCAGCGTATCGGGATCAGCAAATAGCGACGGCACAAGTAATAGAAGTAGAAAAGCGATACGAAGATGAAGAAAAACACAGGATCGCCACGATAGATAAGATCCTTGAAAAAACCAAGCAAATGAAGAAGGAAACAGATGAATTCGGATTGTCAGACGAAGAAAGAGCCAAAATAGAGCTCCGTGGTTTAGAATACCTCGGGGCTGGCTACGAATATCTTAAGGGATTGATGGAAGACTACTACAGAACAAAGAGGGCCCACGAGGAAGGGGCTCGTATAGATCGTGATGCGGAGTCGCTAAACAAACGCAGAACGGAAGAACAAGATCAACTGTCTCACTTGGAAAAATTGAAGGTCTCCGGAAGATTGCTACCGGGGGTTTACGAACAGGCGTGGCTAGACATTATGAACCGTGGCACTTCTGCTACAGCGTTCATGGTGCAGACAGCAGATAACGCGTTCGGCAAAATGAGCGACTCGTTTGCTAATTTTGTAGTCACTGGTAAAATGAGTTTCAAAGATCTTATCCGTTCTATCATGGCTGATACAGCGAGACTGGCTTCCAGCAAGGCATTCCAGCAACTATTCATGATGGCCGCCAAGGCTTATCTGGGGAGTGGTTCGTCCTGGGATGGAACAGGCAATGGCTCTCAGGAAGGTTACGACGCCATGTTTGAAGGCCATGCAGGAGGCGGCACTGTCATGGGCGGTCGTCCAATCGTGGTTGGTGAAAAGGGTCCCGAGCTCTACATTCCGCAGGGTGCAGGATCTATATCCCCCAACGGTTCCTTTAGCGGAGGTTCACCCATTATTCAGAATTTCGTGGACGTTCGCATAGACGGCAACGGTTCTGTAACCAGTAAAGTTCAGGGGCGCGGTGTCGGAGATAGTCTGGCCAGGGAAATGGATGCATTCATGCGCGGGTGGGTTCTTCGCGAGTCTCGTCCTGACGGCGTTCTTAATCCAATACAGAGGTCCTAATGGCTACGTTCCCGTATTCTCCTGATTGGGGCTGCCAGCCCACGATGACGCCCAGCCGTATTAAAACCGACATGGGCGATGGGTATGAACAACGGGTAGGTGCGGGCATCAATAGATTCATGCCGACGTGGCCGCTCACATTTTCAAAGCGAACTCAAACAGAAGCACAAGCCATAAGCACTTGGCTTCGGACTAACAACGCCGACATTACTTCTTTTGATTGGACATCTCCCGACGGCACGACTGGCAAATTCGTGGCCGACGACTTCATCCCCCCCTACCCTGTAAGTTTCAATAATTATACGATCACAGCAAAATTCCGTCAGGTGCCAGGATGACAACCGGATTTCAGCTCCCCATTCAGGAAATACAAGGTCTTGATGGAGGAGATCTTGTGTCTTTGTTCATCCTAGATACGACTATGCTGGGTGGGGATATTCAGTATCTAACTCCGTCTGTGAATGATTATGGCGTCGGTGTTATTTGGCAGAACATGGCGGGCGCTACGACTACCTATAGCAAATTTCCAATAGCTATGGAAGGCGTAGATCGCAATGCCAAAGGTGCTCAGGCGCGGCCATCGTTGATGGTATCAAACATAAGTCCGCTTATTGGGCAGCTTGTAAAGACATACAATGATCTTTGTGGGGCGACGGTAATTCGGCGTCGTGTCGCTGCGCGGTATTTAGATTCTGCCAACTTTAATCGTGTTACAGCCGTGGGACAAGTGGCCAATGGTTCTGGAATGACGTTCACACTGGCATATAGCGGGTTCAGTCTTTCTTCTGCGGATTCACCCACACTTACGACTTTATACAAGAATGGCGTCCCCCTATCTAGTGGGACGGAATACACACTCAGTGGGGCGGTTGTAACGCTGACTACATCGGCCACGGCTGGAACTATAACGTGGGATGGAAATACGTTCTACAATCCTACTGCGAACAGAGCCGTGCGGTATGCCGATGACGAATTTACAATAGAACAGCGAGCCAGTGAGACTCCGGCGGCGTTCGTATTTTCTCTAGCATCTTCTTTGGATGCGCAGGGTATCATGATACCTGGGCGCGTAGTGCAGCGGCATCTTTGCACGCTAGAATACCAGGGCCTTGACGAACTAACGGCGTGCCCGTTTGCGGGGCCGTTTACAGGTGCTAACACTACCTGCGCAAAAACAGATACGGCCTGTAAGGCTAAGTTCCCGAATTTACCGCTCCCATTCAGTGGGTTCACAGGTGCTAGGAGGGCGTGATGACTCCAGAACTGCTTGCGTCTATAAGAGAGTGCTCTCAGAGGGCAGAACACGAAGTGTGCGGCGTGCTTATACACCGATCAAATGAAGCCGTGTATGTTCCCTGTCATAATCTTTCTGATATTCCTGGGCGCGGTAGATTTTCACCTGTAGATCTAGCACGGGCAGAGGATATGGGGCCCGTGCTCGGATATGTCCACACTCATGACGTCGGCTGCACCCCCTCTCCTGTAGATCTCAAATTCTGTCTTGAATCTCACAAGCCGTGGTGGATTGTGTCTCCGACTGCTTGGTTTAGAATGAGTTCCAACTTAGAACTGCAAAAGAGGAGATTTGCTTGGGGTATCCAGGATTGCTTCACTCTTATTCGCGATTGGTTTGAGGGTGAGGGTATTGTGTTCCAGGATTTCGAGCGCTCAAAAGATTTTTGGAAATTTGGTATGAATCCATACATGGATGGTATGGCTGACGCTGGATTTGAATTGATAAACAAAGATCCTGAGCGCGGAGATGTCATTCTTATGGGCATAGATACCGTGGACTGTATTCCAAATCACGCCGCTATTCATATCGGAGACGGAAACATTCTTCACCATCTGCCCAATCGTCTTTCTATGGTGGAGTTGTATGACGGGTTTTACCAGCGGTCTACGCTTGCTGTGGCGCGGAGGATACGGTGAAAAAGATTCGCTTGTATGGCATTCTCGGGGATGTGTTTGGTGAAGAACACTTTCGTGATGTAGAAACTCCTGGAGAAAGCGTCTTGGCCCTGTGTGCTACACTTGACGGATTTGAACAGTTTTTCTGCACGCATATTTCCATGGGTTTTAGCGTGTTTGTGGATGATATCAATATAAACACTGAATCTATGGGTCTGCCGCTGGTTGAGGAAGGGGTCATCAAAATTGTGCCGGAAATAATGGTGGCTAAGGATAGTATAGTCCAGATTTTTGTAGGCGTGGCGCTCTTAGTTGCCGCTGGATATATGGCGGATCCTAATTTGGCTGCGATGGCATGGGAAAATATGGCTGGCAACGCTATGTTCTACATGGGTGCGTCCATGATAGTCGGAGGTGTCGCCGGTATGTTGGCTGCAGGCCCCAGCCCGCTTGACGGTTCAATCGGAAATCAGTCAGAGCAGAAACTTTACGTGTTCAGCGGACCTGTGAATACGGCGGCTCAGGGGGCCGCTATTCCGGTGCTGTATGGAAGATTACGTGTAGGATCTGTGGTTGTTTCTTCCGGCATCGATTCTAATTCATTCTATAAAGATCATGGAGCTCCAAACGAAAATGCGACCATGGGCGGTAACGGAGATACAGCCCCTTGGATTTGGGTCAAGGCCCCTGTAGGAGCTACATCATGACTAGAAGCACTAACGACAATTGGGATCCAGATAGTAATAATATCACTAGCGGTGGTGGTTCTGCTGGGACTAGTGGTGTCTTTACAGGCGGCGATCAGTATAACGTGCCGGATAATGTGGAGTATGGACGCGTCATGGATGTTATTTCCGAGGGTCCATGTCACGGACCTGCTAATGGTCTGAAGTCATTTTTCCTCAATGATACAGCTATTCAGAATACCGACGACACTCTCAATTTTAGTGGCTTTATTCTTCAAGCGTCTAAAGGAACCCGCGGTCAGAAGCCAATGTTCGGGTTCGATGCTTCTGAAAATGAAGTTATGTTACCGGGAGGTAGTCTTGGAACGCAGATTCAAGTGGCCACAGGTTCATATACACGGCAGATAACTACAGCCGGACTCACTCATTTACGGGTGCGCATTTCATGTCCCGCTCTAAAAATTATAGATAGCGCAACCGGAAAGGAATCCGGAGCTGACACACAGATCAAGATAGAAGTCTGGTCTGACATTACTCCCGTGTATCAAGTGGCATTGCCAAACGATGGTTTTATCTGGGGAAATTTCAGTTCAAAATACACAAAGTCGTTTAAGTTCAAACTTCCGCCGATGAATAGTGGAGGTTGGTTCATAAAAATTACGCGCCTGTGGCCCGACGCACCCGACACATATACGAAGAATGCTACGTTTTGGACTTCCTATACAGAAATCGTAGAGGGACAGTTCATCCACCCGTGGATTTCTAAGGCGTCCGTGATGCTGGATTCCCATCAATTCACCAGCATCCCCAGTCGCGCCTATGAGTGGGATGGTAGAATTATCAAGGTCCCAACAAACTACACTCCAGCTATTATGGATCCAGTTACACGGTTGTGGACCCCCGCAGTCTATACAGGTAACTGGGATGGGACATTCAAAGATAGTCCTACTGTGTGCTTCAATCCTGCGTGGCAATTTCATGATCTTTGCACACATCCACGCTATGGCGCTGGTAAGTATGTCAGTGCTTTGAAAATCAATAAGTGGGCCCTCTACACTATCGCACAATACTGCGATGGAATGGTCGACGATGGCACGGGGCTTCACAACGAACCCCGTATAGCGACTTCTATTTATTTGCAGCGCCAAGAAGATGCCATCAAAGTGTTGACGAATATGGCGGCGGCCTTCAGGGGTATGATCTTTTACGGTTCCAGTCTCATCACGCCATCACAAGATTGCGATAAACCCGTGTGGGCGATCTTTACGAACTCTAATGTTAAGAACGGCGTATTCAAATACTCCAGCACTGCGCGAAAGGCCAGACACACGACCTGCTCTGTTATGTGGAACGATCCTTCTGCAGGATACGTTCTTGTTCCTGAACTGGTTGAAGATCAGGATGCTGTAAAGAAGTATGGTGTCCAAAATACTTCTATTGTCGCTCTCGGCTGCACTAGTCGCGGTGGTGCCGTGCGCTGGGGAAAGTGGACACTTATCACAGAGCAGACAGAAACAGAAACTGTAGAATTTGAGCCTATGTTGGAAGGGCTGGCTGTCGCCCCCGGTAGGATTATTCAGATTAATGACCAATTCCGTGCAGGGCAGGCTCGAAACGGGGGCCGGGTAGCGGCGGGGGCAACCACTACGGTCGTGCCTTTGGATGGTCCTGTGGTCCTCGAAGCGGGCAAGACATACACTTTGCGGGTGGCCCTGCCCACCCCTGCGGTGGTCCAACTTCCCGATGGAACTTCTGCGTATGACGAAGGTATTGCACTAGGACAATCTACAGTTATGACAGGCGCTGGCACAGTTACGAGTCTAACTGTGAGCCCAGCACTTAGCGCTGCTCCTGCTCAATACGCGCAATGGCTCTTAGCTGATGGATCTGTGGTTCCAGAACTCTATAAGGTAGTCGGCGTTAAGGAAGGAAAAGAGAGCTACACCGTAATCGGACTTGAGCACAATACTGCGAAGTTTGCCGCAGCAGATACTACAGGTTCTCTTTCTGTCAGCGCGTATACTCCTACAGCATTTCCTCAGGCCACTAATCTTTCTATCTCCTCGTCATACGCGCTCATTAATAATAGCACTGTCTATAAAGTAATCGCAGCATGGTCTGATCCCAGCGGGCGAGTCCCTACAAGGTATAGGGCCTACCTTGTGAAAGACGGCGGTAGTGGTCTTGTGGTGGAAATGGATGTATCGGGAGCCTCAGCGTCAATTGATGGCCAGCATCCAGGCGACTATATCGTGAGAGTATTCGCGGATTACCAGGGCGGTTCCAGCATTCCTCTAGAGGCGACATACACGCTCACAGAATGGACCACAACGACCCCAGCATCCATCACCATGAGTGTTTCTTCAACACCCCCCGCATGAGGTTCACATGAAACTTCTAGACGATAGAGATAGTGGTGGCGCTATTGGGACTACTGGCGGTTCTACCAACCCCACTGTCATAGCCCCTAAGTGGCTTGATATTAATTGGACACATGCGGACAATAATCCGTCTGCGCTCGTCGGATTCCGTTTAGTAATCTACACAGGTTCCGACCCTAACAATACGGCGAACTATGTGTTCCCGCCATTTGAATTTTCCGCAGCAGAACGGCGGTTCGTAAAATCTGTGACATTGGCGAGCACGGCGACCCTGATGTCTGCCGTGCAATCTCTCTATACTAATGGAAATGAATCTTCATGGCGAGTTCTTGGAGGTGGTGTTGTTATAGACCCTGATACTGTCGTAGTTGGAAAACAGGTTGATGTGGCGGCGGCTGCCAGTAATGCGTCTACTGCGATCGTATTAGCAGACGGCTCACAAATAAGTGGATCTTTGTCCAGACCTAT